ATTATATTCAGCCCAATTTTAACGACAACTTGCAACAATTTTATCGGTTCATTCAACCGCCTCCTAATATTGAACTGGATTACGGCACTTCAACTCGCAGCGACTGGAATGCCGACATTCACTTGATGTCCACTTACTGCTTTTTATCGGCGGACGAAGCCAAACAGTTTGCAACCGTGCCGCAACAGTACTTGTTTAAATCCGTGTATCAGTGGGATTTCGAAAACGTCACCGGCAGTCGTCGCGTATGGCTGCAAAGCACGCTCGGCATGGTCGCCAGCTGGATGTTTTATTTTCAAAGGAGCGATGCGTACCTGCGAAATGAGTGGGGAAATTATACGAATTGGCCTTATAAGTATAAACCGGACGGATTATTACCAGCCCCACCGACGCTACCATTCGATTGGTCTGCACTATCACGATGTCCGTCATATGACGTTAACTTGGGACCAGGAACCAATCCGGCATTCCCTGCAAATCCGTATACCGGCTACTTTATTACGCCACCATTCAGCGTTCAAAACCAAAAAGACATTCTTCTGAATTTAGGAATTTTATTGGATGGTAAATACAGAGAGAATTTACTCGATGCCGGCATCTATAATTATCTGGAAAAGTATACCAGCAGCCGCGGTTCAGCACCCGATGGCCTTTATTGTTACAATTTTTGCCTGAATACTGAACCCAGTGATTTTCAACCTTCTGGCGCAATCAATGCCAGCAAGTTTTCAACGATTGAGCTTGAATTTACCACGTTCTATCCGCCGCTGGATCCAAGTGCGAATTTTCTCACCATTTGCGATCCGGAAACCCAAGTTCCTGTTGGTGTGAATAAACCGACCTGGAGAATTTACGACTACAATTATAATTTGACGGTTTTTGAGGAGCGCTTCAATATGCTGACATTTGTCGGCGGAAATTGCGGTCTCATGTATGCAAGATAAAACAAATTGAAAAAACAATTTCTTTCTTTCTATTTTACAGTGTTTCCATTTATTTCGAGTTAATCTGTCTCGCGTCGCAATGGCTACAACTATGTCAGCAAAAGAATTAGGACGACTCCAACGAACGATGAACGAACTGCTTCAAAGTAATAAAATGGATGAGTTTCTCAAATTACTTGATGAGAATGAAGAGTTGATTCAGACCACGCGAGAAAAAGGCATTATTACCATGGTGCTACGATTTGCGATTTTAAATGATGACGATGTGCGCATTGCTTCCGTGTTTGACCGACTTTCCATGAAACGCGACTACTTTGCGCTCATGGTTTACAATCCTGAACCAGAATATTGTGCGCACTTGTTCACGCGATACATTGACGCCGCACTTCTCGACTCCAAAGACATTCGATTCATGATTGAAAATCGGCTCACATTCCTGTTTCGTTACTTGGACGGCAAGTTTTTGCACGATTCTCGACCCACATGTGACGGTGGTGGCGAATTGGTCGAATGTGAGCCATGTCTGTGTAGGTATACGCTTCAAGGATGCGAGCACTACATTCAAAAAATTGTTGCTCAAATTGAAAAGGACCAAATTGAAAAAGACCCAAAAAACAAATCGAAACAGCATCTTCCTGTTTTAAAAAAGCTTCGTGAAACATCCCTTTATGACGCAATTATTGACGGCGGAAATGTTCTGCATTCTTATAACGGCACTCCCAATCCAGAAGATTTGAATGCCATGATTCAAGTTGTTCGTCGAAATGGATGCAATCCGCTTGTTATCATTCACAAATCGCACACTGACGAACGACGCAATCCGTCCTATGCTGCACGCGTAAATGCCGTGCTACGCGACGTGCCTCATATTACAACTCCCGCCGGACTAAACGATGACTTGTTTATTCTGGTGGCATATTTGTTGCGAATTCAGAAAGAAGAGCGGAAAAACGGTTCTCGTATTTCCATCATTACGCGCGACACGTATACCGACCATATGGACAAATTCAAACGCGCAGAAAAGGATATGTCTGACGATTTCGGAAAATACTTGGCAAGCGATCTTGTTCCATTTGTGAATGATGGCGGCGGAAACATTCGCCTGCACCTTCAACCAATGATTTCACATTGCATTCAAATTGTTGAACCGTATGCATACATACCTATTGAAAAAACACAGACGTTTCGAAAAATGCAACAACTGTAATAAACGAATGTTGATATAAAAAATGTAAAAAAAGATTGTAAAAAAAATGTAAAAAATGATTAAAAACCAACAAATAAAATAATTTTTTTATTATTTTAAATTTAAATTTATATATTTAGCAATAATATAATAACAATATATATTATAATTATATATATTAACAATACATTTTTTATAATATGCCCAAAGTATCCAAATGCGATAACAAGAATAAAAAGACACAAAAAAAATATAAATCACGACCATCTCCCGCATTCGCTGCAAACGACTGTAAAAATAAAACCAAAAAAGGAAACAATGGAAAATTTTTTAAATCTGTTGCAGATAAAAATGGAGTGTATAAATGGACTCCAGTTGTTAAAAAAAAATAAAATTATAATATCGGTTTAAAATATATATATTATTGTATAATTTAAAGTAATAAAAATGGATTTTAACGCTCCAGATGACGAATTGGCTGGATTAATCGAGCGACCCGAGCAACCCTTCTTGCCTTGGACAGAAAATAATGATGGCAGAGTAAATCCTGTTCAACGACGACAGCCCGTACAACCACAAATAAATCCACTTATAATAAATAATCGGGCGCCAGGCGGTATGCCGGCAAATGGGGGGCAAAAAAAGAAACGAACAAGCAAACATAGTAGAAAATATAAAAATAAAACCTACTATAAAAATAAAACCTACTATAAAAATAAAAATCGTAAACGTCAACGTTATACAAGACGAGTTAAAAAAGTATAAATTAAATCTCATCATCGCCCTTATCGTGACGACAACCCTTTATAAAATCTTCTAATTTGTCCATTCTGTTGCAATCACTTACATGCACCGTATGAACACACGTCAAATAGTAACAATTTTCAGTTGGATTGTATATTTTTTCTTCAATCAAGTAGCTTTCATGCGGGATGTTTATAAACGTGTCGCATTCATAACCATCTTTGTCACTATCTTTGTCACCGTCATTGTCACCGTCATTGTTACCGTTTTTACAAACATACGTAATGTATGCGCGATGCACTTTATCATGGTGCGCATGTAAAAACTCATTGTATATTCGGCTTCCACCAATGATCCACAATTCATCATACTTTGCAGCTTCACAATGCGTGAGAGCATCGTATATCGAAGAAAATATGTGACACGATGTTGAAGCTGGCAAAGAACTAGAAATAATAATATTTGTTCTATTTTTCAGCGGTCTTCTTCCCTCTGGAATGCTTAGCCACGTATTTTTACCCATGAGCACTGCATTATTTCCTGCACCGGTCGTTCGTTTAGAAAATAATGCCATATCGGTCTTTAAATGAGGCCACGGCAGTCCGCCTTTTAGTCCGATTCCTCCATTTCCAGTAATTGCAATAGCAACGTTTATCATCATTTTTCTTCTCTTTTCTTATTGTAGGTTTATACAATATTATAGTTCGCAATATTTAATTAAGTAACTATTTAGTAAAAATATTTATTATTATTTTATAGTTAATTTATAGTGTAGTGTGTATAAAATAAAATAAAATTAAAAATAATTATGAAATTTAAATTCGAATTTATTATTTTTATCATTACCGCCGGACTCATTTTAAACACGTATTACGATGGCAAATATTTTAAAATGGTGGAATCCGTGAATGCAAGAAAATACATAAAAATGGCAACCATTGGATTCTTCGGGCTCTCCATGTATTTGTTCATGAAGAAAAACCCGGAAAATTCGCACAACATTATGCAACACGCCAACGAGTTTATTAAATACATGCCCATTAGCCGTGAATCCGCAGACATGTTGACCCCGTTTTTCGATATGACAAACAAGCGCGCATTCTTTGGACAAGGAGGTAGTAGTAACTCTGGCGGTGCTGACGATGATGGCGACAGCGGCTGGACAACTCGACGACAACAAAACAGCATCAACAAAATCATGACCTCCGGTAAAACGGGTGGCGGCACAGGACCCACAAAACGCAGCGTGAGCGAATCCAAAAAGAAATTTGTCGCCTCGCAACAGGGATGGAAATGCGGTGACTGTCAACGCCAACTTCCAGGATGGTTTGAGGTCGATCATAAAATCCGCCTTGAACATGGCGGTTCCAACGCCGTCGATAATTTGGTGGCATTATGCAGAGATTGTCACGGTAAAAAGACAGCATTCGAGAATTTTTAGTTATATATGTATATAACTTCAGACATACAGAGAGAGAGAGAATAATATATAATATATAAAATTATTTAGAAGGGCTTTAGTGTTTATACATGTTTTTTAATTAAATAATTTTATATCATAAATATAACAATCCCATATCCAAGTAAAATAAATAAAAAATAAAGAAAAAATAAAGAAAAATAAATAAATTAATAAAATGCAATCACTGAATAATAATTCAGTTGAAATAACTGGAACCGTGACAACCTTGACCAAATTCATTTTCATCGCGCTCATATGCATCCTCGTCAACATTCCGCTCTACTTTATGGACGAAAAATGGATCGCCGGACTGTTCACGGGCGCATGGGCCGGCGCAGCAGTTTTACTGTTTCTTTATAACCACTTTTTCAATCTAAATGTCACTTCATACAGCTTGTCTAATTTTTTCAACAGTTATCTTGCCCCGATTCTAATCTACGTATTTTGGATCATATCAATTTACTGGTTGGTCACTGGAAATGCCGACTTGGCCGAAAACCCGAACGATAGCCCCGTTTCAAGAAATATTGCAGCCGTTTTTACAGGGGCGATCCCCTTTTTAGCAATTGTTGTAACGACTCTGTATAAGACAAATGCGACACACCTTGTCCCTTGGGGCATTGGCGGCAGCATAACTGCATTCATTTTCGCACTGTTCTTTTATTATTTAAACGTTTTGCGAGAGAGGTGTGATAGAGGTTCAAATTGTTGGGCCTACGCCGGATGGTCGACATTTTTAGCTTTTATTTTGACAACCGCATTTTTTATAGGGCTGTCCTTTGTTACTATTTTAAACACCGCTCTAAAAATGTTTCAAATTTTTCCGAAAAACTTTTTACAAAATCTAACTGCACCCATCAACATCTTTTCCATCATCATGTATTTAATCGTGTGGATTTCCAGCATTGTCGTATTTTTTCGCCACAATGAAACATTCGGAGATGAAGAAAGCGACCCCGTCAATATATCGTTCACGCTGATTGCGCTGCTTTCTCTCGCGATACTCCTCTTGAAACAATTCGAATTTGCATCCGCAGTTATTACGCGAATTATGCAATACTTTATGAGCACCGACTTTAGTCCGTGGTCCATTTTAATTCATGCCGCAATCATTTTCTTGTTCATATTTTCAATCAATGTTACAACAACATCATTAGATAAAACGGGGTGGTCAAATAGTCCTTCCATACTAGCTATATTTATTTCCATTCTTGTTTTAATTATATTTTATATAGGCATATTATATTACAGAAATTAATTTTCATTTCTTTCCAAACATTTTAAAACATTTTAAAACATTTTAAAACATTTTATTCCATTTTATTTTCATCGATTTTTTTATTCTGTTATAATAAGTGTAGCATCTACTATCTATAAAGTGAGCGAGTGAGTGATTCAAAACGAAAATCTATATAAAAGCAAAATAAATGAATTCAGATGCAATCAAAATGAAAGCAATTCAACTAAAAGATGCAGTCGTTGATGTCGGAGCATCCTTTAAATTTTTCATTCTTTTCGTAATTCTTCTATTTTTATCCCTTTCAGCATACGGATTCAGCCACAATTTTATTAAAAATCAATGGTGGTTTTCTATTGCAGCCATCATCATTCTTCTGTTCTCGTTATTCTTAAAATTCGTTTTAAACATTTCAACCGTTTACATTGTTTTATTTGTATTGGTCGCAGTTTCAGAATTGCTGTTCCTGGTTAATCGATTCGCAGGCATCGTCGCATCTTCCATCGTAGGTTCCCTCATCTTGTACATTCTGTATCTAACACTTGTTCGTGGCGAAAACGTAAACGCATCCGTAAACGCCTTTTTTAGCGACATGTCGTTATCCGACCCCCTTTACATTTTAAGTAAAGTATCAACCTTTATATGCAATTACTTTTTGAAGGGCATTCTGGTTCAACTTGTCAAAAACTCGATGCTAATTATATTTCTCATGTATTTAGGACTGGTCGTTTATATTTACACAAAACAACCTTATCAAGTGGTTTCTGATAACAAGTCCATATTCCTGTTTCTATTCCTTTTCATCGGGTTTGCGCTGTTGTCGCTGCTCGTCATGGGCCTGGAAGCATTCATTCCCTTTATCACCTCATTCGTAAAATATACAATCATTATTGGCATTGCGATTGGTCTCATCATGGCGGTTTTACACGTGTATACAAACGTTCCAATTATTGCAAACACGGTTTTATTCATCCTGAATATCGCCATTCTCGTCGGCATTTTGGCCATGATTGTTCGATTCATTGGAGCAGAATCGCCAAACTACATTTCCGGTCCGCCCACGTGGTCCAGTTTACTGTTCAAAATCGTCATTTACCTTCCTTGCATGTGTCTGAATTTGGCGGACTATTTTCGAGGCGAGCTCAAACTGGCGCAGCGACAATGGAGTTATGTCATTCTTCTATTCTTTGAAATCGCATTCGTCGCGCTGCTGTTTCTGCTTCCAAAAATATTCGACGCGGTCGTAAATCACAACGGCGAAGTCATTCTGGATAAAGTGTTGCCGCTTAACGAGAAGAGCGAACCGTTTGACATTACGACGCCCAACTCGGACAACAGCACAACCGTTTCTTTAACACCGTCCCTCGCAGACAACGTGAAAACAAATACGCCGCACTACAGTTACGGAATTTCCGCGTGGTTTTACATTCACCCCGAACCGCCGAAAAACAGCTATTCTCCAGCCGATGACGGAATCAGCATTCTGAATTTCGCAACCGATGCAAATGGTGGCGCGCCGCAAGTTTTTTTCAATCCGAAAACGAACCAACTCGTAATAAGCGTTCAAACCGAAACAAACAACACTGTAAAAGTCGATGTTCCAAATCAAATTTTGCTGCAACGATGGAACCACTTGTTCATCAACTTTAACAATAGCGGCATCATGGATGTGTTTTTAAACGGTCATTTAGAAAGTTCTACGCCAAATATAATTCCGAAATTGCCCAAAACTTTGATTGTTGGTTCGCCAGGAGGAATATACGGCCAGATTTGTAATGTGGTGTATTACAAAGACGTTGTTGGAAGTCAAGGCGTTTCTTGGATTTATAATAGCCATAAATTGCTAAACCCACCGCTCAAACCCAACTTTTAGAGAGATTTTAGATATTTATAATAATTGCAAAAAAGTTATTATATAAATATTTTTGCAATTATTTTATAAACAAATATATAAATAGAAATAAATAATAAATTATTCCAGTTCAAATATATAAAAAATGGAATTTTCTTGGTCAACGTTCATCATCGTTATACTCGTCATCATTATCATTTATTTTCTCTGGTCAATGATGGCTTCCTCCTCTTCGAGCACCGTAATTAGCGGTTCCCAGGACGCAAAAACTCAAACATCCATTTCTATACCCGATAACAGCTACAGCTTTGCCCTTTCCACTTGGATTTATGTAACCGATTGGGAATCGACTTCTAAAGAGAAGGCAATTATTTCTTCTGAATCCGACGCATCCCAGAAAACGCCCAACCTTCTGGTAAGTTTAGGGAAAGATAACAATGCATTAAATATAACCTTGGGAAATAGCGCAAACACCGTCATTCCCCCTGTTCCAAACATTCCACTTCAAACCTGGGTGTCCATCATTCTGAATGTAAACAATGGAAGTTCCATCGATATTTACATCAACGGAAAGCTGGTGCAAACAAACGCTTTGCAAGGTCCGTGGAGTTTAAGCGCCGGATCGCTCTATGTCGGCTCTAAAGACGGTTTTGACGGATACATTACCATGGCAACATTCCATAAAGCGCCTCTTGCTCCACAAGATGCATGGGACACTTATTCCAGCGGCTATGGTGCCAGCGGGTCAAGTTCAGCTGTCGACTTTTTCAACAAGTACAAGGTCCGCTTTGCTTTCGTAAAAGATAACGTTGAACTGTCTCGTCTCGACATTTAGAATCTAGATTTGGATTTGGATTTGGATTTGGATTTGGATTTGGATTTGGATTTGGATTTGGATTTGGATTTGGATTTGGATTTGGATTTGGATTTGGATTTGGATTTGGATTTGGATTTGGATTTGGATTTGGATTCGGATTCGCAAAATTATTTTATTGATATTATATATCTTATAATATCAATCTAAGGATCTCTATGTTGTTTTATGGAAGAGAAATCGATTTTACAACCATTATTTTAATAGTTGTTTTAATTTTAGCTGCATATATCCTGTTTTTATATTACCAGCAACAAAAACAAGCTGTTCCCATAATTGTTACTTCACGCCCCGCGACAACGGTTACCATTGTTTCAATCCCTGAAAAAACGCAATTAAAAAATGGCGCATTTGCACTTTCTCTCTGGATAAAACTTAACTCTGCTATTCATCTTTCATCCTCATCCTCATCATTCAATTTACTACGCGTAACAAAAAAAGATGGAACTTCGACATCATCTTCACCTTTGACTTTGGCACTCGATGCCGACGGAAACCTTGCCGTTTCAACAGCAACTGCAAAAACAAACATCATGCTGTTTCCCATTGGAGAATCTGTCAACGTTGTTCTAAACTATAACGGTGACGATGATATTGATCCCGATAAAAGCGAAACCGTCTATGATCCAACAACAAATAAAAATATACCCATTTATAATCCCGATGCAAACACGTTTTACAATGGCAGTAAGCGCGCGTTCGATGTCTACATTAACGGACTTTTAAACAATACAATTTCCGTCGACACGCTCACAAATTCAAAAGCGGATCCCGATTCGCCACCATATATTACCTACACAGACGCTTCCATGAACTACATGACAACCAACGGAAATCAAATCATCGTTGGCGACGACTCATCGGCAGCCATCGTCGATGGAACAATATCCAATGCCGCATTCATTAAAGATGGATGTTCGCCCCAAGACGTTGTCAGTATTTTTAATCAAGGCGAATCCGGAAGTATTTTGGAAAATTTATTATCGTATAAGCTTCGCTTCAGTTTCATCGAAGATAATAAAGAAACGAAAACGTATGACTTTTTATAACTTTCTATAAACGAACAAATCGCTGCGATAATAACATTAGTCCGCCGAATATAGAGAGATTTTTTGTAAATGAAATCATTTCATCGGGATTCGTCGGAAAATGGAAAATTAAAATCGTCATGGCGGTAAACACTGCCAGTCCAATCGTCGCGACATACGCATACTCTTCATACTTGCTCGTATAGAGAGAATACAATATTAGTAAACTTCCAAGCGTGAGTAGTCCAATCACTCCTATAATTGTTGAATCGTAGATCAGCGAAACCAGCATCTTACTCTGGTTCA